AAAAAAAAAAAAAAAAAAAAAAAAAAAAAAACGTGCATGATTTAACCGTTAATATAAGCTGGCACATTATCGCAGACGTGGATAATTACATGGTTGTTGCTGTTTGTTTGGATGAGAAGATCGTATCTATTGTTTCGGGTAAATCAGATGAGTTGTATGAAAAGCTCAGAGCTTTGCTTGGGGGGGATAACGTATGGATGTCTATAAAACAAGACAACAAAAGCGTAAGTTCTACGATAGCGATGAATGGAAGTCGCTTCGAGAAGAAGTAAAGAAACGCGACAACTACGAATGCCAGAAATGTAAACGAAATGGCTACGTCACTATTGATACCAATGAGTATAGTGAGAGTGCGAAACGAAAGAAAATTCAGTTGGTGGTTCATCATATCAAAGAACTTGAAGATTACCCAGAGCTTGCTTTAGATATGGATAACCTTGAAACATTATGTGTGAATTGCCACAACCGAATTCATGGCAGAGTGTTTCAAGCAACAAAACCTAAGTGGGATGATGAGAAATGGTGAGAAGATAGTACCCCCCGGGTCAAAAGTTTTCAAGGATTTTTCAGATATGGGCACCGGCGGGGGGCCTGTTCTGTCCGGATTTTTTTGAAAAATTCTCACGTAAGGGGGGTGGAATCATGACGGTAAGTATCACTAAATTAAAGGAACAGTTGATGAACCGGATTGACACGAGCGATTTTGTGCAGGTGGAAAAAGTGGAGAGATATATCGACCTTGTGAAATCATTCCGAAAAATCAGCAAGACGATCAGCAAAGAGGGAGAGTCAGTCACAACGGTTAACGGTTCACAGAAATTCACGAAGGCACATCCTCTTATTGGTGAACGAAACAAAATTAATGCTCAAATCATCGCTCTTGGAAAGGATTTAGGGCTGGATAGCAGACCAAAAAGCACTACCGACGATCAAGGTGGGTACAGCGCTAGTGATTTAGTATGATCCGTCAGAAATATGTAGACGAGTATATCCGTCTTTACGAGGCAGGCAAAGTCAAGCTGAACAAAGAGCGGATTTTACTAATTGAATATCTAAAAAAGTATGTTTTAAGCAGAGACGATTTGTATTTTGACGACGAAATGATTGAGAACTGCATTAAGTTCGGTGAAAAATGGTATTTCCCATTACAACCGTTTCAAAAGTTCTTAATTGCTTTCGTTTTTTTATTTTACAAAAAGAATAATCGCGTGTTTTATCGTAAACATTTGTGGATGCTTGGTCGTGGTGGTGGTAAAAACGGGTTAATTTCCGTTATTACTCATTTTTTAATTAGTGAACTGCATGGGATTGAAGAATACAATATCTCTGTCGTCGCGAATAGTGAGGAACAGGCCAAAACATCCCCAGATGAGGTCCATAAAACGATAAAGCGTCACGAGATACTGCAACGAGCGTTTAAAACAACTCTTACTCAAACAGTATCGAAAAGAACGGGTAGCGTATTGAAGTTCCGTACCTCAAACGGCGAAACCAAAGACGGTTTGCGTGATGGTGCGGTTGTGTTTGATGAAATTCATCAGTATGAAAGCAACAAAGATGTGAGGGTTCATATTTCGGGGCTTGGAAAAAAACCAAATCCTCGTGAATTTTATATTGGAACGGATGGTTATGTCCGTGATGGATTTTTAGACAAGTTAAAAGAGAAAGCTATGAAAGTTTTAAACGGAGAGGCGCGGCCTAACGCTTTGTTTCCGTTCATTTGTAAATTAGATGATGAAAGTGAAGTCGAAGATCTGACCAATTGGGAAAAAGCGAACCCAATGCTAAGTGAACCACGGAGCGAGTATGCTCAAGGATTATTTGAAACAATCAAGGAAGAATACGAGGATTTGGAGGATGATCCGAGCAACCGTGAAGAATTCATGACCAAACGTATGAATTTACCAGTGACGAACCTGGAACGTTCAGTAGCCAAATGGGAGGAGATAGAAGCTACCAATCAACCAATGCCGAATTTGTTAGGTCGAGAGTGTATTGGTTGTTTGGACTTTGCTAGTATTCGAGATTTTGCAGCAGTCGGTCTTGTTTTTAAGCATGAAGGAAAATATCCTTTCATTACTCACTCTTTTGCTCGAAAAGAATTCGTTGATAAGTATTACAGTTACTCTAAAAAGCATGATGCTGAAATGGCTGGAAAGCGTAAATTTGCCCCAATTCGAGAGTGGGAAAAGCAAGGGCTTCTCACGGTTGTAGATGAAGCGACTATAAATCCAAAGCATGTCGTGGATTGGTTTGTAGAAATGAGTAAGTACTACAATATTAAAAAAATTATTGGCGATAATTTCCGCATGGAGATACTAAAAGATCCGTTAGAAAAAGCTGGCTTTGAAGTGGAGGTTATTCGCAATCCTAGGGCCATTCACAGCTTGTTAGCACCAAGGGTTGAAACGGGATTTGCTAATCGCCAATTTATTTTTGGTGACAATCCATTGATGCGCTGGTACACCAACAATGTACTTGTGGTGATTAAGAAAGATGGAAACAAAGAGTACCAAAAGAAAGAGCCTATTCGCCGTAAAACAGATGGATTCCAGTGCTTTGTTTATGGTTTATATAGAGTCGATGAATTAAGCGACTATAACCTGAAAGAATCATTGGATGCCTTAGATGCTCTTAATTTCTAGTGAGGGGGTGATGATAGAAAATGGGCTGGATTAGCGACATATTAAAACGCAATAGTGAATTGGAATGGATGTTTGATCTTGAGCTAACTTATGAGACATCTCACCGAGCTTACTTAAAAAAGATGGCTCTGGAAACCTGTGTGAATTTTATTGGTCGTACAATCAGCCAATCCGATTTTAGATTTATGGAAAATGGGAAGCGACAACTGAATGACTGGCATTACCTTTTGAATATCCGCCCAAATACGGATCAATCGGCAGCTGACTTTTGGCAAAAATTTATCCATCGATTGATTTGTGAAAATGAAGTATTAGTGATTCTTACAGACAATAATGATTTATTAATTGCTGACAGCTTTACCCGTGTGGAATATGCGGTATACCCCGACATTTTTAAAGATGTGATGGTTAAGGATTATACATTTCAAAGAGTATTTAGAATGGACGAGGTTATTTATATTACTTACAACAATGAGAAGTTAACCGAGTTTATGGACGGTATGTTTGGTGATTTTGCAGATTTATTTAGCCGTATGATTGAAACCAGCATGAGGGCTAATCAGATCCGTGGGATTGTCAGTATCGATTCTACACATTCCCTTAACCAAGAAAACCAGACCAAGTTACAGAAATTCATTGATAAGCTGTTTAATGCTTTCAAAAATAACCCGGTTGCCATTGTGCCAAAGCTGAAAGGTTTTGAGTATGACGAAGTCTCAAACGGCTCGAACAATGGTAAATCGATTGAAGAATTAACTAAACTTAAAAAATCTTTAATTGATGATGTAGCAAATATTCTTGGAATACCGAATGCCCTTATCCACGGGGAGTTATCAGACTATGAAACAAGTATTAAAGCATATGTGAAGTTCTGTATAGGTCCTTTGGTGAAAAAAATAGAAGACGAGTTGAATGCTAAGCTTATTCATAAAAAGGACTACCTGAATGGCTCACGGGTTGAGGTGAGAGGTGTTACAGAAAAAGACCTAATTGACCATGCCGAAGCAGTTGATAAATTAGTTGCTTCCGGAGCTTTTACAAGGAATGAGGTGAGAGAATTGTTTGGTAAAGAACGGTCAGATGATCCAGAACTTGATAAGTTTGTAATTACGAAAAACTATCAATCGGCTTCGGCTGTTGAAGGAGGTGTGAAAAAGTGAAGAACCAAATTCAGTCCATCCCATATAAGTTTTATAACAAAACTAACGAAACCAAAGATGAGCATGAAATGGTGCTCTCCGGTTACATCGGTAGAAGTAGTTGGTGGTATGAGGCAATCAGCGCTGACAGCGTTCGAAATGCTCTGAAGGATGTTCAGGCATCGACCATTCGAATTAAGCTAAACTCGGGTGGTGGCGATGCAGATCAGGGGATTGAAATTTACAATTATTTAAAGGACTTAGACAAACATGTTATTGTGGAAGTCACTTCATTAGCTGCATCGGCTGCCTCAATTGTGGCAATGGGTGCTGATGAAATCGTTATGAGAACTGGTTCCCGAATGATGATTCATGAGGCTTCTACAGTAGCTTGGGGGAATAAGCACGATATCCAAAAAACACTCAATGCCCTGGAAGCTTATGACGAATCGATTATTTCGATTTATCAACAAAGAACCGGTAAGAGTCGCGAAGAGATTAAGAAGTTGCTAGAAGCTGAAACATGGTTCACGGCTGAACAGGCTGTGAAAGAAGGATTTGCAGACAGAGTGGAATTTGCATCGCAGGAAGACGAAGTACGAACTATCATCACTGACGAACAAATGCAGCAAATTATTGATGCTGTAACCAATCGCTTGCAACAAAATAACAATCAACCAAATGAACCTACGCCGCCTGCTAAAGCGCAGACGAAGCGAAAAGGGTTCATTTTTTAATTTTAAAAGGAGGTTTTTGAATATGGCTTTGAAATTGAAAGGAAATATGGAAATCTACAACGAGAAAAAACAAGTGTACATTGATTTGGTAAAGAATGGAGCGACTGAGGAAGAACAGGCTGCAGCATGGGCTGAGATGCAGGAAGCTCTTGTAAATGATTTAAAAGAAGTGATTACAGCCCAAGTGCGCCAGGAAAATTTAGATCAACAAATTCTGGCTGCTCGTGGAAAATCGAATATTTTAACTTCCGAGGAACGGAAATTTTTTAATTCACTAAGTACAGAGGTAGGTTACAAAGAAGAAATCTTGTTACCGGAATCAACAATTGACCGTATTTTCGAAGACTTAACAAACGAGCATCCATTATTACAGGAGCTTGGGTTAAAAACTACAGGCTTAATCACACGCATCATTAAGTCCGAAACAAGCGGTGCGGCTGTATGGGGTAAAATTTTCGGTGAAATTAAAGGGCAATTGGATGCTGCATTTAGTGAAGAAACAGTCACGCAAGGTAAATTAACGGCTTTTGTCGTTATTCCTAAAGATTTATTTGAATACGGTCCAGAATGGGTGGAACGGTTTGTTCGTGCTCAAATTACTGAGACACTAGCAGTAGGTTTAGAAAAAGGGTTCTTGTTGGGGGCTGGACCTGTAAAGGATGAACCAATCGGACTTATTAAGGACTTGAATGCTCCTATTGATCCGACAAACGGTTATACCAATAAGACTCCTCATCCTGTTCCTTTGACATTCGCTAGTTCTGAAACAACCGTAAAGGAATTAGCGAGCGTTATGAAAATGTTATCTGTTAAGGAAAATGGTAAGTCTGTGAAGGTGGACGGCAAAGTTGTATTAGTTGTGAGCCCATCTGATTCTTGGAGTATCAAAGCGCTGTATACCTTCCTAAACGCCAATGGTGCGTACGTAACAGTATTACCATATAACTTGAAAGTAGTTGAATCTGAATTTATGCCACAGGGCCAATTGTTAGCTTTTGTTAGAGATCGTTATGATGCCTATATTGGTGGCGGGGTGAAAATCAAACGTTTTGACCAAACACTTGCTATTGAGGATTGTGATTTATTTACTGCAAAACAATTTGCATTTGGTAAAGCCCATGATAATAATGCAGCTAAGCTATTCACTTTAAATGTTGATGACATTTTAGAGCCTGAAACTCCTTAATTTCTAGGGAGTTTCTTCTTTTTACGGAGGTGATTGAGAATGGTCTATAAAGTAATCCGGTGCTTTAAAGAACTGAAACATGATGGCCATATTTATAACGTTGGAGATATTTACCCTAAAGAAGGTTATAAAGCGACTAAAGCAAGATTGGAAGAACTTTCGACCACGAAAAATAAATACGGTCAAATTTATATTGAGGAAGTCGAAGAAGGTCCTGGCGATAAGGAGTGATGTAAATGATTACTCCTGAAATTTTGAAAGAATTTAAGGATCGAATGAAATTAGGTGATGAGGAAGATGAGAACCTAATTCGAATCCTTTCTGCATCGAATAAGAGTTTAATTCGTATATGCGGCGATTACGATATCAATAAAGATGAAGAATTCAAAGAGCTTGTTTTTGAGCGCGCTCGGTATGTATACAATGATGCGTTGGAATATTTCCAGACGAATTTTTTAACGCAAATCAATGATCTTCGAATTGCTAAAGCTCTGGAAGAAATACCGTTAGAAGAAGGCGATACAGATGCAACCGTTTAAATACAATCCAAATTATAATACCGGTCAATTTAGGCATCGTATAACCTTTTTGGAAGACGTGACTGTAACGGATGAAATAGGTCAAGAAATAACAGAATGGGTAGGGTTTAAGAAAGCCTGGGCAATGATTAAAACGGTTAAAGGTTCTGAATATGTAGCAGCGGGCTCAGAACGAGCCACTATTATTTATCGGTTTATTATTCGCTATACAAAAGGAATTACTTCAGATATGAGGATTTCATATCAAGGGCGTACTTTTGATATTATTGAGCCTCCTATCAATGACGACGAGATGAATAAAACGCTCACCATTTTAGCGAAGGAGCGTGTATAAGGTGGCTAATATCCGAATCGACCAACTAACAAGCGAGATTGTGAACGCAGTTCGTGAGTATACGGAAGATGTTTCAAACAGTATTGAAAGGAAAGTAGATGAAACGGCCAACAAAGTGTTGAAAGAAGTACGGGCGTTGTCTCCAAAGAGAACGGGTGAGTATGCACGCACTTTTGTGAAGACAAAAGAAGGTGGCTACGGCCAACATCGTCGGATCATTTGGAACAAGAAGCATTATAGTCGAGTTCATCTTCTTGAATTTGGTCATGCTAAAGTCAATGGCGGCCGTGTCCAAGCTTTTCCGCATTTACGTCCAGCATTCGACAAGCACGCTGCCCACCTTGACGATGAAATTAAAAATATCATAAGGAATGGTGGCTAATGACACAAGCTGAACTGTTTCAAGCATTGAAGGCAATCGGGTATCCGGTTGCCTATTCTCATTTTGACAATCCACCAGCGCCACCGTACATCACGTACCTATTTGCATATAGCAATGATCTGATCGCTGACAATATCAACTATGTATCTATTGAAGATTTTCAAGTCGAACTATATACGGCAAAAAAGGACCTTGCTGCCGAGCAAAAAATACAAGATACGTTCAAAGAGCTAGGCTTGCCGTATCGAAAATTTGAG